AGAACCGAAACGGAGAACTCGGCAATTGAAAGCATCAGTGCTTCGATTGTGTTTGCGGCGGCTCGTAACGTCACAAACAAGACGTATCTGACCGGTATCAGTCGAATTGCCAACCTGCTGAACGACCCGGAACGATTCAGCGAGAGTTACATCCAGCAGACCGCCGCTTCATTCGTGCCGTTCTCAGGTGCTGCCGGTCAGACCGTCGGCCAGGATGAGTACCAGCGGGAAATCAGAAGCGTTCTGGATGCAGTTCGAGCCAAGTACGGCATGACCGGAAACGTGCTTGGTGGCAAGGTTGATCCTCGACGAAACGTCCTTGGTGAGGAACTCAAGAAGTCGCAGCCATGGCCTTGGTACGGATCTCCGTTCGCCTACTCAGAAGTTGAGGACGACGAGATCATGCAGGAAGTCGCTGCCCTCGGACACGGCTTCGGTCCTCCTCGAGTCATTCGTAACGGACTGAACCTTGCGGAGTACCGGAACAACCAGGGCCAATCGTTCCACGATCGATGGAGCGAACTGCACGGGTCCGTTCGGGTTCAGGGCAAGGATCTCAAGACGGCTCTCCGGACCCTGATCCGATCGCCCAAATACCAGAGCATGGCCGCCGATCCAATTGATGAACTTGAAAGCCCGAGAGTTGCCGAGGTTCGCAAGGTCATCAACAAGTACAGAGCAGCCGCACTTGACCGGGCACTACAAGAATTTCCTGAAGTCCAACAGGCTGACAACCGCATGACAATGCTCAAGACCTTCCGTCGAGAAGGCCGTGACATTTCTTCAATCCTTGAATTCTGAGGTAACTAATGGCACTCACATCCGCCACATATTCAGCAACGGCAGGGCAGACTGACTTTGCCATTACGTTTCCATACATCGAAAAGACCCATGTCTACGTCAAGATTGACGGCGAGGACACGGCAGCGTTCACGGTCAACACCGGCACTGGAAACGTGGTTCTGAACACCGGAGCCACTGCGGGACAAACGGTCAGGATCTACCGCAAGACTCCAGGTCGAACGGAAGCAGAATCGGTTCGATTGGTTGACTTTCAGGACGGTTCGGTTCTGACAGAATCTGATCTGGACAAGATCACGCTTCAGTTGCTCTACCTTTCGCAAGAAGCACAAGAAACCGGTTCCGACTCGCTTCCCATCGACTTTGACGGCAACTACAACGCAGGCGGTCGTCGAATCAAGAACATGGGCACTCCGGCTCTTGAAGCCGATTCAGTGACCAAGGGGTATGTCGATGGACTTACTCTTTACGGAGCCGGTGTTGCTGTTCCGCAATCGTGGTCGTTTGAGGCCAATGATTTGTCTGCTTTGACGGGAACAGTGACAGTTGTCCTAGACAATCCAACACCTGCCGGTTCAAATGAAAATCTGTACGTTGTTTCTGTTGACGGATACCTTCAAAGGCCGGGTTCTGACTTTCAAATTGCCGAATCTCTTGGCGTTTACACGCTGGCCATTTTTCTAGGTGCTACGGTTCTAGAAGGCACTGAACGTATCGGCGTTCAGAACTTTGGCATTGCAAGATCCATCGTAGACCCTGATGGAGTGCGGATGCCAAATGCGGACACTCCAGCCCTTACGGCAATCGCTGATCCTTCCCCAAATGTTCCTGTTGTCGTTGTCGAACAGAATGACGGAACAGATGTCCTGACAATAGACAACGACGGAAACGTAGTTGCAGGTGGGGACATAACCGGAGGAGGCGACCTGAGTGTTCCAGGTGCTATCACGGCAAACTCTATTACGGTAACTGGAGTAGTCAACGGTTCATCATCAAACATTGACTACTTCAGTGCTGATCCGGTTGTATTCAACAAGAGTATTGAGGTCAAAGACAACATTCTCCTTACTGACTCATCGACAAGCGCAAATTCTTGGCGGTTGAATTTTCTTGACGATGTCAATAAGCCTCTCCGCTTTGTTTATGGGGACTACGTTTATGGGTTATACGACCTACTAAATGAAGACAATTTTCCCACAGGCTACGAAGACGGTGCTGCTCCAATTCCAAACGGGTCTACAGTAGCACTTACTACTGTGTATCCGTGGTCTCAAATTGATGTGTCGGCAATTGCGTTTCCTCGGACTGCAAACGAAAGAATTATTCTTCGCTGGCAAGCGACTTACCTCTGGGACGACATAAACGTCGGTTCTAGTTTTGCCGCCTACGCAACACTTGTTGGTTATGACGGAAGTGCAATTGATGAAGATGGCTTACCAACACTCAAACGAGTAAATGGCCTCACGAATGAACTGAAGTTCTTTGGGGTAAATTCAGAAACTCGGCCTAATTACGGGCGGTTTGGAAATTGGTATTTGGACAACAATGGAAACGCTAATACCAAAGATGCATATGTGACTTTGAACGGGTTTCTGGTTACGACCAGAGATGCACTGACTCAATGGGAATACATCGGAATCGGAACGTACACGGTTGGGGGTTCAAATCAAAGTTCCTTGTCCTACAAGCACGCCTATATCCACATGCAAATTCTGGGGTAATCAATGGTCAACTTCCCAATCAACCTTAGGACCAAGACACCGACGTTCACCCAAATCTCTTTGGGTGATGAGGCCCTTGCCCATTACGACGAAGGGACCTTCACACCGTTGCTGCTTCTGGACACCACGGACATCACATCCGCCGCATCTGGTGCGGTGAATAGGGGGACCTACACCCGCATCGGCAATGTCGTGTATTTCAACATCGAGTCACAGGTGAACCGTGGAACCAACACCGGAACCTTCCGAATCCGGGATCTTCCGTTCCAATCTTCAGCCACGAACTTTTCGGTGGTCAATGTTGGCGGAGAAGTCGGATTCAGACAGAGTCCACCGATCCTCGCCTTCATCGAATCCTCAACCATCTACATCGACTTCTACCTCGCCCCCGCAAGCACCTCCGCCGCCCTCTCGGTCATGACGGAAGCAAACATCGCTGCCTCCAGCGAAGTGCTGATCTACGCCAGCGGCTTCTACCTGGTCTAGTCACATGGAAGACATCAACCAAATCATGATGGCTCTCGGGCGTCTGGAAGGCAAGGTCGAGTCCCTGCTTGGTATGCAGAGGATGCATGCTGAAGACATCGAGAAACTTGACAAGCGAATTCGTCTGCTGGAACACAGCAAGGCGTGGCTCATGGGAGCAGCAGGCGTGATCGGAGCCGTTGCTTCTACCGTCGTATCCATGATCATGTCAAAGGCCAACCTATGAGCCGAATCGACAAGTTGCTTGAGGAGTTGCACGTTGGTGTCGCTACTACTCTGCTTGAGCGTATTCAAAGCGGTGAGGCGTCACCTGCGGAACTCTCGGTCGCCGTCAAGTTCCTGAAAGACAACGGCATTGATGCGGACCAGAAAGAAGGGTCGCCGCTGGTGAACCTTGCCAAGGTCCTTCCTTTCCAAGATCCTGACGGACCTATTGCGTCCGAGGAGGTGGCATGAGTCAGTTCAACACACACGGTCCTGATGGTTCTGAATTTCTGATCATGAACCGGCTAGGACCTCCCAAGGCCCCTCCCGGTTACGTTGCGGTGTTCATTGAGGGCCGATGGGAGATCATTCCCAACAGCGGTCGGTACACCATTGGCGGAGAAAGCACTAGTCAGCGTTTGTTCTCCAGCCCGACAACGGTAGACAAGGGCGGCGGCCCCGGTTCATTTCAGCAAGGCCCTGGCGGCGGAATTGGCCCCGGCGGCGGCGGTACCGGCACAGGTCCTTGACAATGGACACACGACTCACCGACTTCCGGAACTTCCTGTTCCTCGCCTGGGACCACCTGAGGCTGCCTGAACCGACTCGTATCCAATACGACATCGCTCAGTACCTCCAGAACGGTCCCAAGCGTCTGTGCATCCAGGCGTTCCGTGGAGTCGGAAAGTCATGGATCACCTCGGCGTTCGTGTGCCATCAGTTGCTGATGGACCCCACGAAGAACATTCTGGTGGTCTCGGCGTCCAAGCAGCGAGCCGACGACTTCTCGACGTTCACCCTGCGGCTCATTGAGGAGATGGAGATCCTGAGGCACCTGCGGCCTCGAGAGAACCAGCGGAACTCCAAGATCGCCTTCGATGTCGGTCCGGCTCCGGCCAGCCACGCTCCGTCGGTGACCAGCCGAGGCATCACGGGTCAGATCACCGGTGCCCGTGCGGACCTGATCGTGGCCGATGACGTTGAGTCGCTGAACAACTCGATGACGCAGACCATGCGTGACAAGTTGTCAGAGTCCATCAAGGAGTTCGACGCGGTCCTGAAGCCCGGCGGGCGGATCGCCTACCTCGGCACTCCCCAGACCGAGTTCTCGATCTACACGGTCCTGAGGGAGCGTGGGTACGACCTGCGGATCTGGCCTGCCAAGATCCCCGACGAGAAGACCCGCCGGAACCTAGGTGACTCTCTGGCCCCTACGATCGCTTCTGAGGCGTCCGAGCCGGGAACCCCCACCGACCCTCAGCGATTCGATGAAATGGATCTGGCGGAGCGTGAGGCGTCCTACGGGCGTGCTGGCTTCGCTCTCCAGTTCATGCTGGACACCAGCCTGTCCGACATGGACCGCTACCCGCTCAAGTTGGGCGATCTGGTGGTCATGAACCTGAATGACCATGAGGGGCCGGAGAAGGTCATCTGGTCCGCCGCTCCCGATCTGGTTGACAAGGACCTGCCCAACGTGGGCTTCACCGGGGATCGGTACTACCGGCCCATGCAGGTCCAGGGGGACTGGCAGCCCTACACGGGATCCGTCATGGCAATCGACCCATCGGGCCGAGGTACTGACGAGACGGCCTATGCGGTCGTCAAGATGCTGAACAGCCAGTTGTTCGTCTTGGAGGCCGGTGGTCTCAAGGGTGGCTACGAGGAAGGGACGCTGAAGCAGTTGTCCGTCATCGCCCGCCGCCAATCCGTGAACCAGATCATCGTCGAGTCCAACTTCGGTGACGGCATGTTCTCGGCCCTGCTCAAACCGGTTCTGGCCCGGATCTACCCCTGCACCATCGAAGAAGTCCGCCACAACATCCAGAAGGAAAGACGGATCATCGACACCCTGGAACCCGTCATCTCCAGCCACCGCCTGATCTTCGACCGGAAGGTCATTGAGAAGGACTATGCGTCCACCCAGGCCCTGCCCCCCGAGAAGGCCCTCCAGTACCAACTGATGTACCAGTTGTCTCGGATCACCAGGCTCAAGGGTGCCCTGATCCATGACGACCGGCTGGATGTTCTGTCGATGGCCGTGGGGTACTGGGCAGAGCAGATGGCAGCCGACCGGGACCGCCTCATCCTGTCCAAGAGAGACGAGGCCCTGAATGACGAACTAGAGCGGTTCATGGACAACGTCATCTCCCGCCCACCGAAAGCCCTCCGATGGATGAATGGCTGACCAAGTCGCCCAAGAACCTGAAGCACGCCCGGGACCTTCTGGACGGGTGGAAGGAAACCTATGCCGAGATCGCCGCCAGAGCCTTTCTGGCCGTGACGGTCTATGAGCAGTACCTGCTGGACCAGGCGGGCCATCAAGAACTAGCGGCGGTCATGAAAGAATTGCTCGAGGTGTTACCGGACCATACCTTCGGGGATGACGGGGGTGACAAGGGTAAGAGGTGACGAGTGGGGAACGCCCCACCACCCCCCTTCTTGTCCTCTTCACCGGGGTAGGTGAGTGTATGGAGGGGCGGGGAACCCGGGGACATATAGACCATATGGACCCGAGTAGACCCAGGTAGAGGGGAAAGGGGGAAAGGCATGGGGGGCATCCCCAGTCACCCCCGGTCACCCCATCTCAGACCATATGATCCATAGGATCCAAAGGAACCAATATGCCAAAAGGACCGCCGCAGGGAGCGCAGGCTGGTGGAACAGACACTGATGGGTCCACCAACCGCCGACGGAAGAACAAGGTCACCAAGATGATGGAAGAGGGCACGGATCCGGTCAAGGACCCCCTGAACCGTCTGGAGATGATCAAGAACCGGGAGTTCTTTGGGAAGGCCAAGATCCGAAAGGACAAGTGACCATGGACGCAGACTGGTTCCTGTTCGTCTGGATGGACATCACCGGGTCTGACAAGCCGTGGATGGACAAGAGTGAGGCTGTGGAGATGAAGCCCGCCACGATCCACACGGCAGCCACGGTCATCATGGAGACTCAGACCTATCTGGTCCTGGCGTCTTCAGTGGGCGAAGAGGGTGAGATCGGGAATGTCAATGTGGTCCCGAGGGCCTGCGTGCTGCATCAGGTGCCCATTGCCCTCCAATGACCAAAAATGACGCAAAAATCCGAGACCCTATATCGTAAAGTTTAGCCGCCCTGACGCCCCCCCGGGGGGGTGCCCGCGTCCGATAATGCGGCCAGGGACCCTCCCCGCCACCGCCGCCGCCACCCGCCCGGCCAGGACCGCCCGCCCGGGCACCACCACCCGCGATCCGATCGGATGCGGTATCCGATGCTCGAGGGATCGGGGCGGATGCTCGAGGGGAGCGGGGCCGGGACCGCCCGCCGCCGTCCGTCTCTGTCCCGGCGATTCATCGGCGGACCACGGGCACCACGGGCGGCCAGGCGGACCACCGGCGCAAGAAACCGCCCCGGAACCACTAGGGGAACCGGGGCGGGGTGGTGGGGGGATTGTCGGGGGCGGCTAGTGGAGCGGGTACACTACGTCGGTGCCGTGGTCCGCGCATGCCCGACATGCTCCGCATTTCGCCTGATCGGATCCGGCGGTACGCTTGCCCGCCGCCGCCGTCCGAATGATCCGGGACGCTACGGCGGGGCATACCACCACCCGGCGGCCCGTTGACGCCCGGCGGGCACTAGCGGCGGCCCTAGCGGCGGCCAGGCGGTCCGGCTCCCGGTC